GAAGACGACTGGAACGCCGGAGAGATCGACGTGCTGGTAACTCATCCAGCGTCGAGCGCCTACGGGCTGAACCTCCAGCAGGGAGGGAACCACGTTGTCTGGTTCGGACTCTCATGGAGCTATGAGCTCTATACGCAGGCTAACAAACGTCTCCACCGGCAGGGCCAGACTGAGAAGGTCATCATCCACCATCTGGTCAGCGAGGGCACGAGAGATGAGGACGTTATGGCAGCACTGGCAAGGAAAGACGACGTTCAGCAATTTGTGATGGACAGTCTGAAAGCCAGGATCAGGAAGATCCGGCAGGAGAGCCGGAGTTAACAACGACTAACTAGGAGGTGTTTATGGAGTTGTCAGTTACGATATCCGCGAAAGGTCGGGAGTACCGCACAAAGCGCGTAGTTATGGAGTTTGACTCGTTTCCGGACTTTGCGCACACAGTTATACGCACGATGTCCTTCATGTGTGAAGAGATACTTGTTTACAGAGACCTTGCAGGCCAGATCGGTATAGTAAGAGTGATCAGCCGGCATCGTACGCGCATCGATGACTTTGTCAGGCTTGTCGAGGCGGGCACCGACTGGAGGCTCGTCGTGCAGGATTGCAAAACAGGCCACTACTTTGGCGTGACGGAGGAGCAGGAGGAGCAGGAGAAACCGGAAAAGCGGGCGGACAACATCGATCACCCGCAGCATTACCAGCTGCCAGGGCTTCCGTGCGAGAGCATCGAAGTGATCCGCGCAGTGCTGGGCGATGAAGGCTTTTGTAAGTTCTGCCGGGGTAACGCCCTAAAATATCTCATCCGGGCCGATCACAAAGGCGGTACAGAGGACTTGAAGAAGGCCGTGAAGTATATCGGCTGGGAGATAGACACACGAGAAGGCCATTTTTCGCCCCGTGAGAACGCCGAAACATCACAGTCGGAGGATTTGTTGCTAGAGCGGTTAAAGCGCCGCTACGGGGACAAGAGTGGCCACGTCGAAGATCATCCGCAAGCTGGCCGAGATAGATAACCGGTAGTTATAGCGAGGAGGGAAGTCTTGATCACAAAAGAAAAACTTGAGCATATAAGTGAATTGACTGTATCGATCCGACATAAAGAAGCCCGGTACGACGCCTTGGCGGCAGCTGTCACCGGATCAGCCCTTAGCTACTCTGAGCGGGTGCAAACCTCAGCCTCTAATCTCCAAGAAGCCATAGTGGTCAATCTGGCTGATCTCCGGAGTGAGATAGAGCAGGAGAAGGCAGAACTTGAACCTCTCCAGGAAGAAGTTAGAGCCTGGGCGAAAACTTTAACTTGCACAGAGGCACGCATCATTGAGCTGCGCTACTGTGATCTCATGCGCTGGGATGATGTGGCCGCAAGTCTTGCGTACTCCACTAGGCAGACACGCCGCATACATGACGACCTGATCAGAAAATTAGACGAGAATCAAGGGGCTTAAAAAAGATGTCACTCCATGTCACTCCATGTCACGCCGTGTCACGTATTGTCATGCGGTTTGGTTGTGTTATGATAAGCTTGGAAAAGGTGAAAGAGACCTGCGGAAGCACCTCAATTACCTGACATACTGATCTTTCATGAGTCATTGATTTCTCCATGATGCGCCGGGCGGAAACGCTCGGCTTTTGTTATGCGTGAAGAAGAAGGGAGGTGAGGAGCTTTGAAGATGACACTCAAGATGAAAAAGCTGGCGGATGAGTTCCTCATCTGCGGTAACGCGTCCGAGGCAGCACGGCGGGCTGGCTACTCACCGAAGTATGCAAGAATCACAGCGTGCAAGACGCTCCAGAAACCCGCTGTTAGGGAGTATCTGGACGCCAGACTGAAAGAGATTGAAAGTGAAAAGATAGCTGATCAGGTCGAGATCATGCAGTATCTGACCACGGTTCTGAGAGGTGAAAGCACATCTCAGGAGATCGTTGTAGAAGGCTCCGGGGACGGATGCAGCATGGCCAGACCGATCGATAAGGCTCCATCGGAGAAGGACAGACTTAAGGCTGCGGAACTGCTAGGCAAGCGGTATGGTCTTTGGACGGAGAAACTTGAAATGGATACCGACATGGATCTTAACATCACGATAGACTACGGAGACGGAGGCAGCGATGAAGCTGAGGGTCCAGGCGAATAGGATCTTCGCCGAGCCTGAACAGTCTCACAAGAGGTACATCGTCATGAGAGGGTCAGCAGGATCGGGGAAGAGCATGGACACCGCCCAGTTTTACATACTGCGACTTATGAAAGACAAAGGCCGTAACCTTCTCTGCGTCCGCAAGACAGACGTCACTAACAGAGACTCCACTTTTGCGGAATTGCAGAGCGCGATCTTCCGGCTTTTCGGTGATAGCTATGATCGCTATTGGAAAATAAACGCTTCTAACATGATCATCGAGTGTCTGGTTAATGGCAATCAGATTCTTTTTAGAGGAGTGAATGACGAGAAGCAGCGTGAGAAGCTCAAGTCTATCACGTTCAAGCGGGGTAAGCTCACGGACGTGTGGATAGAAGAGGCCACGGAGCTGACGCAGCAGGACTTTGAGATAATAGACGACCGTCTGAGAGGAAAACTCCCAGAGGGTCTTTTTTATCAGATTCGCTTAACTTTCAACCCGGTCTCCGCTACTTCCTGGATAAAGTCGGCGTTCTTCGACCGCGAAGATCCGGACGTCCTGACACACAAGAGCACTTATCTTGATAACCGGTTTATCGACCGCGCCTACTACCGGCGTATGGAGAGGCGTAAAGAAATTGATCCAGAAGGCTATCAGGTTTACGGTCTCGGAGAGTGGGGAGAGACTAAAGGGCTCATCCTGCACAACTGGCAGGCCGTGGAAGTTCCGGAAGATCTGGAGTGGTACGACGATGTGGCAATAGGCCAGGACTTCGGGTACAACCACGCTAACGCAGTCTACCCGATCGGTATCAAGGACGGAAACCTTTACATCCTGCCCGGGCTTTATGGCTACGAGAAAGACACGGCGGAGTGGATCAGGGAAGCCGACAAGGCAGGGATCCCGAAAGACCGCATCATGTGGTGCGACTCGGCGGAGCCTGACCGGATCAAGATGTGGCGAGAGGCCGGTTATAAGGCGATGGCTGTTTCCAAGGAACCGGGATCGGTAAAAGCCCAGATCGACTGGATCAAGGGAAATCCGACGGGGAAGGACGACCGGGCGATAAAGCGGATGATCTACATAGCTCACGAAAACGTGAATTTTTTGAAGGAGATACAACAATGGAAGTGGCGGCACGACGACAAGCGGAACATCTACCTGGATGACCCGGTGCCGTTTTTTGACGATGCAATGGCAGCCCTGCGCTACGGTGTAGAAGGCTGGAGAAGGCCACGTCTTGCAAAACTCCAGACGTTCCACGGAGGGATCTAATGGCAACTAAAAAACCTTACAAACTACCCCGGCAGATGACCTGCACGGAGGAGCAACTGCGGGCGGGGGTGACCATCGACCTGGTGAAGGACTACGTTCACGAGCACCAGGAGATGTTCCGGCGCTATGAATACCTTGAAAACCTTTATGCTGGTTTTCACGATATTTTCCAACAGCCGGATAAAGAGAAGTGGAAGCCAGACAACCGTCTGGCGGTAAATTTTCCGAAGTATCTAACCGACACATTTACCGGCTATGGTTACGGAATACCAATTAAGGTGAGTCATCCGGACGATGCGATAAATGATTCGATCCAGACTTTCGCCAGAGATAACGAGATGAGTGACCACGATGCGGAGATGATAAAGCGCTGCTGCGTTTATGGCCACGCGTTCGAGTATATATACCAGGATGAGCAGGCCAGAACAAAGCTCAGCGAGCTGACGCCGAAGGACCTGTTTATCGTTTATGATGACAGTTTGCAGCCACGCGCTCAGTTTGCGGTGCGGTATGGCTACCATAGCAGGAAGGCCATACAACCTCGTGAGATGTACGGCGAGATCATGACACGTGAATATATCCAGCGCTTTGAAGGCACTACTCTGCTGGAGAAGATCCCGAACCCGTACGGCCGCATCCCCGTTGTGGAGTGGCGGCTCAACGACGAGCGCATGGGCCTTTATGAGGGAGTCGCCGGACTGGTTGAGATGTATAACCGCACCCTCTCCGAAAAGGGCAACGATGTGGACGCTTTTGCCGAGGCTTATCTTGCAGTGCTGGGTGCTAAGCTGGATGAAGAGGGTATCTACAGGATCAGAGACGACAGGATCATAAACACCTATGGCACTGATGACGCCAAGCAGGTGCTTGTGCAGTTCCTGCAGAAGCCTACAGCGGACGGTACGCAGGAGAACCTGCTGGACCGACTGAATGACCTGATCTACCAGGTTTCCATGGTGGCCAACATCAGCGACGAAACTTTCGGGAATGCAACCTCTGGCACGGCGCTGGCGTACAAGCTGCAGGCCATGAGCAACCTGGCCAAGACGTTCGACCGGAAGATAGAGAAGAGCCTCCGGAAGAGATACAAGCTTTTCTGCAGTCTCCCAACCAACTGCTCGGATCCGGATGCGTATCAGGAAATAGAGATAACGTTTTCTAGAAATCTTCCGAAGAATCTTCTGGAAGAAGCCCAGACGGCGCAGGCCCTCGAGGGCGTGGTGTCCAGGGAGACACAGCTTTCAGTGTTATCTATCGTAACTGATCCGAAGTCGGAGATCGAGCGCATGGACGAGGAGAAGCAGGAAGCCATGGACGCCTACGATCTGGCCGGTCAGGCCTTCCAGAAGGTAAACCCGAAGGACGGTGACGAGGATGAGGCCAACTAGTAGGCAAAAAGAGTACTGGTATCTGCGAGAGCTGAAAGCGAAAAGAGAGTACGACAAGAGCGAGGCGGAGACTCTGAAAGGGCTGACTAAGATCTACCAGGACATGGAAGCCAGCGTACAAAAAGAGATCGACGCCTTTTACGGCCGCTATGCGAAAAAAGAAGGTATTACCATGGCAGAAGCCAGGCGGAGAGCTGACCGGCTGGACATTGAGGAGTACGGCAGGAAGGCTGAGGTGTATGTAAAGAACCGTGACCTCTCCCCGCAGGCTAACAAGGAAATGCGCCTTTACAATTTGACCATGAAGGCCAATCGGCTGGAGGTGCTCAAGGCTAAGATCCAGCTGGAGCTTGTACGGTGCTATGAGGCGATGGGGCAGACGATGAACCAGGCACTCAGCGATCGGGCTTATGACGAAATGGAGAGGCAGGCCGGAATCCTGGGGCAGACCGTCCCAGACCCACAGACGGCCGCAGAGTCGATAGTGAACGCCAGCTTCAAGGGTGCGACTTTTTCATCACGCATCTGGCAGTCTCAGGCGCTTCTCAGGGATGAGCTGAATGTGCAGCTGCAGATAGGCTTGATCCAAGGGAAGAACTCCAGAGTGCTGGCCCGTGCAATCCGTGACCGTTTCGGGGTATCCAAGCGGAACGCTGAAAGATTGATGCGGACGGAGCTTTGCAGGGTGCAGATTGAGGCACAGATGAGGTCTTACGAGGCTATGAAGTTTGATGAGTATATATTTATCGCACTTGAAACGGCCTGCGATATCTGCAACACCTTGGACGG